GAAGGCGCAGGCGAAGGTGGATATTTCGGATGACGACGCCTACATCTCGTCGCTCATCACGATGAGCCGCGAATACGTCGAGTCCATCCTCGACATTTCGATGATTACGCAGGTGCTGGAGGCCCGCTATGACACGTTTCCGCTCTGGGAACTGATCCTGCCGCGGCCGCCGATGGCGCCGCAGACGGTCACGGTCATCTACCGCAACGAGGCCGGCGTAGACCAGACGATCACCTCGGCGGCGAGTGCCTTTCAAGTGGACTCCTACGCGACGCCTGGTCGGATTTACCCGCTCTACAACGGCGTGTGGCCGGCTGTGCGAGGCGACGAGAACAGCGTCACGGTGCGGTGGTCTGCCGGCTACGGGGCCAGTGGCGCAAGCGTGCCGGCCGTGCTGAAGCAGTTGATCCTGCTTCAGGTGGCCCACCTCTACGAACATAGGCAGCCGGTGGTGGCTGGGTATTCGCAGGTGCTTCCGGTGCCGCAGACGTTCGAGACGCTGCTGGCGGCGAGCGGCTGGGGCGGCTACCGATGAGCGTCACGGCACAGGTTCGAGCTCGCGTCACCGCACGGCGGGCGACAACGAGCGGCCTGTCGGTGGCGGTGGAAGAGCATCCGATCGAGTTCAACGTCGATGTTGGCGACTGCACGAAGGTATGGAGCGACCGTAGGGCGTTCCCGGCGGAAGGCTTTGACGAGATCGACTTCGCTTCCATCGGCGTTTCGGCCGTCAAGCTGCTCGCGGTGAAGAACCTATCGGCAACGAGCCAGATCGCCTTGTCGGCGGGCTGGACGGGGTCGCAATTCAGCGTGTTCAGGCAGGACGTCACGTCGTGGAACTTCTCGCCAATGATAAACCTCGGAAGCCTGACGCTGCGTGGGTATCCGATCCGCGAGGGCGGGTCGATGCTCTTGTCGTGCCCGAATTCAAGCGGCTTCGCGACGACGAGCGGCGGGAGCATCCTCCGCATCGGCGGTACAGCAGGCCAGCAATACGAAATCTATGTAATGGGGGCATGAAATGCCGCTGAATGCACAACTGACGCTGTCGATCCTGGCTCACGAATCGTCGAGCGGCGACCTGTCGCGGTCGCTGCGTGCGACTCCCGTCTCATACGCCGCGTCAATCGCCGACGGCACAGGCGCAAATCAGGCACAGGTTGTGTGGAGCGCTACCCGCACGCTGTCAGGCGCATCCGAAACACTCAATCTCGCCTCCCTCGCCGACACACGAGACGGCTCGCCGGCGACGGTAACGATCACCGCGGTCAAGGTCGCCTACATCAGAAACAAAGGCGCTTCGGCAATCACGGTGGGCGGGCTGCCTATCACGTCCGTCGCCGCCGGCGCTGCCGCTGTTCACTGCGACCCGTCGGCCGCCGGCCTTGCTGCCGGCGGTGTGACCGTGACCGGCACGGTCGGCGGCACCTACGACGTCGTTCTCATCGGCGAGGGCACCGTAACGTGATTATCGGAAAGCTCTCCGAGCGAATCACCATCAAGGCGCCGAACGAGCAGCGTGGCCTCTCCGGCGAGGCGACGCTGAACTGGGATACCACTGTCGCCACCGTGTGGGCTGAAGTCGGCGGCCTGTCGAGCCGCGACATCCTGCAAGCCCAGCAGGCGAACGTGATCGCGACCCACCGCATCCGCATTCGCTTCCGATCGGACGTGACGCACCTGCACCGCGTTCTCTGGCGAGGCCGAACGATGGAGATCGCAAGCGTCGTGGACCGCAGCGGTCGGGAGTACCTTGAGATTCTGGCGCGGGAGGTGACGTAGCATGGCTGTCAATATTCCAGGCACGCTGCCTCGCGACGTTGGAGACGGACAGACAGGCTCTCAGCGGGCCGGCGGGTTCGTCACTGTCCAGACGTCCGGCGTCCGCGACCTCGCCAGATCGCTGCTTCGGGCTGCGACCGCGATGGGCCGCGACGCGACGAAGCCCCTGACGGACGCAGCCAAGCAGGCCGCTGCGCCGGTCATGGCCGCCTACAAGTCGAATATCAGCGACGTCACAGGCAACCTGAAGCGAAGCGTGCGGGTGCAGGCCGGCAAGAAGAAGTACGAAGGCGTCGGCATCGCCGTCGCCGGCCCGATCCACGTCGTGAACACCGACGAGTGGGACGTGCTGAAGAAGGGTGCGGGTAACCACGCTTGGCTTTATGAATTTGGGACCGGCCGGCGAAAGCCTGGTTCGCAGAAGCGACGCACTTATGTCAACGTCCATCAGTCGATCAACGGCAAGATGAACCGCGTGGCGAACGAGCGAGGTGGCCTCGCGTTCGACAACGAGAAATTCGAGAAGATGGGCCGCGGCTACTACTTCTTGATGGGCAGCAAGAACGTCGCCCAGCGCAAGAGCGGCAAGGGTGCGTTTGTGCCAGACGGCAGGGGCGGCACGCGGCCGTACTACCTCGCCTCCGGCGACACGTATGGCGCCATGAAGCCGAGCCACGCGATGGAGAAGGCAATTCAACAGGCGTCTCCGGCCGCCCTGAATGCCCTCAAGGCCGCGATCAACGTCCAGATCAACAAGCTCACGAGGTAGCCATGCTGGTCAAGCCCGAGGACTACGTCTACCACAAGCTCGTCGGAGCCCCCGGCGTCGCTCAGTACGTCGGAATGAACGTCTTTCCGATCGCCGTCCCGAACGGGGCCGGCTTCCCGTTCATCGTTTACAAGCGGCAGAACATCACACGCGAGTCCCACCTTTCTGGGCCGATGTTCCTGCCCCTGGTAAGCCTTCAGGTGGCTTCGTGGGCGCTGTCACACGACGCCGCGAGGCGTCTTGGCGACGAGGTTCGGCTTGCGCTGGATGGAGCCACCGGCACGCTCGCCGGGGTTACAATCGAAGATATGAGGCTAGTGTCCGAGACGGACGACTACCTCGACCCGACGGCCGTGGGAGCACAGCTTCCGCCGGCTTACGAGGTCAGGCAACTGTTTCAGATTCGGTGGCAAGAGTCCACGCAGTAAAACCTACGCGATAAGACTTCACGCAAGGAGGCGTGTTACATGGCTGGCATTTCAGCACAGGGACTGACTTTTTCCTTCACCACCGCCACTGGTACGGCGTCTGGAACGCTCGTCGTCACCTCGGTTCAGGTCAATGACACGCAAGACCTCATCGACGGCTCGCACCTCGGCATCCCCCAGAACGGCCGGCGGGAGTACGTCGGCGGCTTTGCCACCGACCGCGAGGTCACGATCGACTATATCTCGAACGTCATCCTCACCGCTGGCACGTCCGGCACGCTCACCATCGCCGGCCCGCTTTCGTTCAGCGGCAACGCGACGCTCGCGAACGCCTCAATCGGCGGCTCCGTTGGTGCCCTTATCTCTGGGAGCGCGACCTTCCGAGTCGCGTAACGCGACGTGGCTGGGTTTGTAGCTCAAGGGGCAACCTGTACTTTCACGCCGGCCAGTGGCGGCAGCGCGGTCACGTTTCTCGTGACGCAGTTGTCCGTCACTGAGCCGCAGGCCGAGGTTGTCGATCTGACTCCGGTCAACCACACCGCGACCGCCGTCCTGCACCTCGTGCCTGGCGACTGGACGGACCACGGCGCGGTCGAGATTGAGTTTGTCTGCGGCACCGCCACGAAGACGCTTCGACCAATCATAGGCAAGCGCGGCACGCTGCTTTTCAACTCGCCTGGATACAGCGTGTCTTTGAATGCAATCGCAGTCGGTGGCTCTGTAGGCGCCGGCGTTAGCGACATCGTGCGTGGCAACGCTTCGTTCCGCGTGACCACGTACACGGCTAGTTAGGTTTTCTTCCCCCTTTGGAGTGCTATTTGTGGCTCTGAGCAAGAAGGACATCCTGTCCATCAATGATACGAAGACCGAGGCGGTGAGCGTTCCTGAGTGGAACAACGCCACGGTGTACCTGCGGACGATCAGCGGGCTGGAGCGGGAGGCGTTTGAGGAGTCTTACGCCGACCAGAAGATGAAGAACTTCAGGTTGCGGTTCCTCGTCAAGACGCTGTGTGATGAGAGCGGTGCGCGGCTGTTCGAGGACGCCGACATCGAGGAGCTCGGCAAGAAGTCGAGCACGGTCATCAACCGGCTCTTCGACAAGGCGTGGAGCCTGAATGCGTTCACGCCGGAGGCGGTTGAGAAGTTGGGGGAAGCCTAGACCTTCGCCCCGAGAAGTTGTTTCAGTACCGGCTCGCCCTTGCGTTAGGGATGTCGGTGCGAAGGTTGCTGATGGAGGTTGACAGTCGCGAGCTCGCCACCTGGGCCGAGTTCGACCGTCGGTATCCGCTGGAGAACCCCTGGCGTCAGACGGCGCGGATTTGCCGCGTCATCATGGCCGCCAGTGGGAACTACAAGCGGGTGCCGGAGGAAGAGGTGTTCATCCCCGCCAGCAAGAAGCCGAGACAGTCGCAGGAACAGATGTTCGCAGAGTTGATGAAACTCCAACAGTGAGCCAAGGATGGCAAACGGCTACATCGGCAAAATCTCCGCGATCGTCACGGCGAATACGTCGGACTTGTCGAGGAAGCTGTCCGGCGCGGTTGGCGACGTAGATAAGTTCGCCAATAAGCTCAATGCGTCGATCACGCGGTCGGCGAACGCTGCCGGTGCGTCGTTTGACAAGATTTTTACGCCGCTTCAAAAACTGGAGCGGCAGTTTGCTGCTGGCCTGGAGTTTAATCTCCGCACAGAGAAGCAGGTTCTCCAGCTTCGGCAGCTTGTTAGCGCGAGCGAGCAGGTTGCGAAGCCTTTAGAGCGAGCCGCACAGCAGACGACCAAGCTTTCTGCGGCCGTGGCCGGTGAGTTTCAGCCGGCGCTCGTGCAGGCGCAACGCCAGGTCAAGCTGCTCGAAACAGCGATCGACACGTTCGGAAGCGTAAGCGAACGATCGTTCACTGGAGTCCAGCGTCGAGTCGAAGTAACTGCGGCGGCAATCCGACGCCTTGCAGAGTCTAATTCGCTTGTGTCTGGCCTAGCAAGCGGAGCCGAGCTTCGCTTTCAGCAGCCGGCGTTCGTAGCGCAGGCTTCGAGGGCCGCTGAATTGCAGCGGCAGGCCGCCTCGCTCTCGCCGGAGGCAATTCAGGGAGGTGGCGTCGCCGCACTTGTCGGCAGACAGCGGCAGGCCGCCGAAGAGGCCGAAACACTCCTCGCCACGCTAGAGCGAATTCGCGTCACTCGCAGCGGCGATGCAGCAGCGGCCGAGGCTGCGTACAACAGCCAGATTGCCGCACTTCGCGGAATCAACGATCAGCTTGAGAGAGAGATCACGCTGTCTAGGCAGGCTTCTCGCGAGCTTGCTGTTGCCACGCAGCCGCGTGAGTCTCGCGGGCTTGGGCTTTTTGGCTCTCAAGCCGGCACCGACGAAGAGCGTGCGATTGCTAGGGCGAGGGAGCTTTCCGCTGAGTACCGGCGGCTTCCAGCCTCGGCGCAAGAGGGGCTGCAAGGGCTCGCCGGCATCGCCGCAAGGGTATCCGATGCTGTGTCGGCTGGTACAGCGAACGCGCAGCAGTTGAACCAAGTCCTAGACAGGCTTTCGGCCGGCGTTTCGGCGAGCGGCGGGCAGGCTGGGATTCAGAGCTTCGCAAGGGACATCGCCAGCAACTTCCTGAATATTCTCACGCCAGCCGAAGCAGCCGCAGACACTCTTGAATCGCGCCAGCAGCAACTCGGCCGGCGCATTGGAAATGGTTTCCTGACGATCATCACGCCGGCCGAGGCAGCGGCAGATACGATCGAAGCTCGGCAACAACAACTCGGCCGGCGCATTGGCAATGGCTTCCTTGGCATCATCACGCCAGCCGAGGCAGCGGCGGATACGATCGAAGCACGCCAGCAGGAACTTGGGCGAAAGATCGGCGGCGGCTTCCTGACTATTATCACCCCCCAAGAGGCTGCCGCCGACACGGTGGAGGCTCGCCAGCAGGAGCTTGGGAGACGAATCGGCAACGGTTTCCTGACGATCATCACGCCAGCCGAGGCGGCAGCCGACACGATCGAGGCACGCCAGCAACAACTCGGCCGGCGCATTGGAAACGGTTTTCTGACGATCATCACGCCAGCCGAGGCAGCGGCCGACACGGTCGAGGCTCGGCAGCAAGAGCTCGGCCGACGCATTGGCAATGGCTTCCTAACAGTTATTACGATCGCTGAGGCGGCGGCCGACACGGTGGAGGCTCGCCAGCAAGAGTTGGGTCGGCGCATTGGAAACGGTTTTCTGACGATCATCACGCCGGCTGAGGCGGCGGCCGACACACTTGAAGCAAGGCAGCAAGAGCTTGGCAGGCGTATCGGCGACGGTTTCCTCACCATTCTGACGCCAGCCGAAGCCGCGGCCGACACGCTCGAAGCGAGGCAGCAAGAGCTTGGCAGGCGTATCGCCGACGGGTTTCTTAACATCCTTACGGAAGCCGAAGCCGCTAGGGACACGCCAAACGCGGCCAGGGCGGCGGCGGCATCTCGCCTGCTTGTCGTCAACCAGCAGGAATCAGACCTGCTGTCTTCGCAGGGTCAGGCTTTTCCGCTCACCGGCAACCGCAATCCGCGCCAGCGTGTGCTCGACGACCTCGGCGGCGAGATCGACGTTTTGCGTCGCCGTGTTGGCGGCCTTGCGGAGCCGCTCCGCGAGACGGTCGGGCCGGCGGTCGATGCGCTGACGACGCGGTTCCAAAATCTGGCCCGCGCGGGAGTCGGATTTACCGCCGAAGAGGCGAGGCGACTCAGCCGCGAAGTCGCGAACGTGAACGCCGCGCTGGCGTCGAGGCGAGACATCGGAAACACCTTCCGAGAGTCGTTTGGCGGCGCAGGCGCGGCAGGGCTTGGGCTTGGCACTGACGAGCGGTCGCTTCGTGCGATCGGCAGTCAGATTGAGTTCGTGCAAGGGCGACTTGCGGGCCTTGCGCAAGAGGCTCGCGGCCCTGTTCTAGCCGCCCTAGATGCACTCCGCGTCCGCGCTGCCGCGCTATTCGACGGTGGCGCATTGGACACAGAGCGGGGGCGGCGGGAAATCCGCCTCCTGACAGAAGAACTGGTTCGCCTTCTTTCGGTTGCCGGCGATGGCTCCGAGAGGGCCGTCAGAAACAGACTGAACCGCGCCGGGGACGTTGCCAGGGGTGGCGCAGACAGGGCGTCGCTCGCATTGCAACAGGCCGCGTTCGCAATCGAAGACTTCTTCAGCGTCACAGGCGGTCTGGATCAGCGTATTCGCGCTGCTGGCAATAACATCTCGCAGCTTGGTTTTATCACCGGCAGCACGACTGGCCTTATCGTCGGCATATCGGCTGCCATCGGCGGCCAGTTGGTCGCAGCGCTGATCAAGTGGTACAACGCGGGCGTTGGTTCAGAGGAGCAGGTCAAGGCTCTAAACGATGCTCTCTCGCGACAGAAGTCCCTCGTAGAGGAACTGGCTCAAGCGTTTCGCTCGCTCGGCGACTCCATCGCAAGCCGAGCGTTTTCTGGTCCCGCGCAAGAGGCGAGGGCTTTTGCCAGAGAGCTCGAAGACATTGCGAACAAGCAGCAGCAGATTCGCGAGGGTCGGGTCGCCAATCTTGACCCGGCGGTCCAGCGCGAGCGTGGGATTCAAGCGGCAAGGCAGAGGGCGCTCGAAGCTACGGTTGACCCAGGCGAGCGGGTTGCGCTTGCGAGGCAGATCGAGGAGTCTAGGCAGCGCGAGCGAGAAGCGGCCAGGGCGGCAGCAGCCCGCACGGTATCGGCCGAAGACATCCAGCAGGGGGTGGTGGACTCGATTCGCAGGCTTGGAGCCGCAAGAGCCTCAGACGCCGCTGCCGCAGCGGCGTCTGGCGGGTCCGGCGCCGCAGGGCAGGCGGCGGTCCAGAGAGAGCAAGAGCGGACTCGGCGGGAGGAGGCCGACTTCTTGGGGCGCGGGCTCGACCTGGCTGTCCTGCGGAGGGAGCTCGAAACGAGAATTGCAGAGCTTTCTCGACCAGGCGTAGCGAGCAATGGGTTCTTTGCGTCACGAGAGCAGCGCACTTCGGCCGCGGAGCTAGACAGGCTAAATGCGCTACTGGAGTCACTCCGACTGCCAGAGAATGTGCGTGCCGATGAGGCAATTCGCACCATCTTTGAGTCGGCCAATGAGGCATCGTCGGCGATCGAGCAGGCCCAAAAGGACGTCGCTGACGCCATCCAGGCAGGCGTTCCTGGGTTGAGGCTTTTCCAGGCTGAACTTAATAGGCTCGCCAAGGTCGTTGACGCCGCTGCTGCCGACCTTGAGGCCGCGCAGCGGGAAGACCCCAGCACAGACGCGGGCCGGATCGAGCGTGATCGCAGGATCGCAGATGCCGAGCGGCGCGTGAACGAGGCGCGGGCTCGCCAGTCCGATGTTATTAGGCAGGCTGACGCAGCAAGATTCACTCGGACAGTGGACCCGCAGTCCACAATGAACAACCGCATGGCCCGCGCCACGCAGAACCTGTCTGACGCTGGCGTCGAGTCCGGCCAGATCGCTCGCCGCCTCCGCGAGGTTGAGTTTCAGCGGGAAACGCTGCGGCAGATGGCAGATGCAAGGCCAAACGACCCGCTCACGCAGCGACTGGTACAGCAGTCCGAAGACGCCCTCGGGCGACAGGCGCAGGAGCTCCTCGCTGCGTCTGCGGCCCTACGTCGATTCACAGAAGCCCTCAACGCAGCCGCACAAGAGGCCGCCGCAAACCTTAGCTCTGCTCAACAAGAAGCCGATGCAGCCCGAC